AGTTTTAGACGTCAGGCCAAAAAAAGTTAAGTCCAATGGGAATTGTACTTCTTTTTTCAGTCCGTTCGTGAAAAAAAGTTAGGTCAACATCAGGTTGAATTTCATTAATATAATTTCTTAATGCCCTGGCATCTTGGGCTAAGAGATAATTATCTATAAATTGCCTAATATCTTTAGGTTCATTACTACCGTCTACTGATTGAATAATGTATTTAAGTCTTGTTGTGAGATCAGCAGTTACCTTAGAATTAATTTTTTTAAGGCTTTTAATTTCTTGAGATATTTTAGCTTCATCACCATGTGTCAATAATTTAAAAGTAATATCTACATTTGTAGTAGGGAGGGTAAAGTTAAATAAATTTTCACCAGAAGTAAAAATATTATCATCTATTTCTTTATTTTCTAAGGTACTTAAATCTACTATGTGTTCTTCACCCTGGTATGTAAACTTATAATCTTTACCATACCCTAAAATACGAGATGCTATCATAATAGCATTTTTATCACCAATAAGGAGATCATTATAATTAATTTTACTAACTATAAGTGACTTCATTAATTTATCTAATACAGTACCATCTTGAATATAGTTAGCATTAGTAAGAATGTCTTCTTCTTTTGCTGTCATATATTTAATTTCAACTTCTCCAGATGAAAGTGGATTATCTTTTGAGTAAAATAGACCCTTAGATGGTAGGGTTACTGTTTCTGTTGGTAATTTAAATTCCATATCTTTTATTTATAATAACTTTATTCGAGTATAAATATGAATATAAAAAAGAGCTTGAACGAATCCAAGCTCTCTTTACAAAAATATTTGCTTTTTTTTAGAAATTCAAGATACAGTAATCTGGTTGAACTTCCATTGTAAGGTTTACTGCAGCATCTACATCATCCCAACCATAAGCCCCAAAGTCAGCTGATGTAATCATAGCACCTTTAATAATCCATTCAGATATTACATCACCTACAGGACCTAATACGTTAAATGTTAAATCTTTTTTATAGAAATCCGAATAACCATCTCTACCTGTTACTGATTCGTGGTGTAAACGTACCCATTCCATTACCGCTTGAGCACCTGAAGGTGTAATTGGGTCAAAAAGGGTAAATGTAATTGGGTTCCATACTGTTTTACCTTTAACAAAACGTTGAACGTTAATATGATTTAAAGGTACAGAACCTTGAGTTAAAGTTACAGCACTTACACCCTTTACTATAAATGAAGGAAACCCATCCATGTACATAATGAACCTATTGGGTTGTTTTGGTTCAAATGCTGTAAAGAATATTTCGTTGGGATCTAATACTGCCATTGTTGTTTAATTTTATTCTATTATAAATATTTAACTTTTAAACCTATTAACTAGGGAATGTTGCTCCAGTTGGTAATACGTTAAAGTCTAAGATAATAAATTCAGCTGTTTTTGTTGGTTGTAAATAAATAGCACCTACCATCTGATTTCTGTCTACTACATCTGGGGTGTTGTTGCTTTCATCCATTACTACTTTAAACGCATATAAACCTTGTCTTTGAACTACTGATTCTAAGTATGGGTTTACTTGTGCTAAGAAATTATTTCTAGTAGCTGCTGTATTTTGTTCAAATACTAACGTTTGAGCTGTTTGACCTATGTATGATTTAAGAGCAATTAATAATCTTCTAACATTTACTCTATCTAAAGCACTAGCTTGACGTTGTAATGTTTTCTGACCGTATACTACTGTTCCTACACCTGGGAATGAAGCAATTGGGTTAACTTTATTCTGGTATAAACTATCTCTGTTAGCTTGAGATAATTTTCTTTCTGGGCGAATTACTGTGGTTAAACCACCTCTATTAATACCCGCCGGAGCGAACCATGGTTCAGAGGCATTGTCGTTAAACGCGTATACTCCCGGAATCATTGCCGAAGCTGGTACCCATACTTGATCGCCCATATCTGGATCAATTGTTTGTAACCAAGGCCAGTAAGCAGCACCATATGATGAGTTTCTAGCATTAGCTTGTGTGTTTGCTGCTGTAATAGTGGAAGCATAAGGAACTAAATCCATAATGTAAATACTATCACCTCTCATTTGAGTATTGTTTAAAGCAGTAGTCATTTGAGAAGTTTGAGCTGTATCAATCAAACCTGGGGTTACTAATAAGTTAAATTGGTAATCGTCTTGATTTGATAATAAGTCTAACATATTATCGTAATCAGTACCAACTAAACCTTGAGTATCAGTAGCGTTAATGTCACCGTAAAGATTCATTGTTCTACCTGATGGAATAATGTTACCATCACCATCGTCAAAAGTACCACCATATGAACCTGAACCTACTTGTGGTACAGATGCTGTATATGCTAATTTAGCATTACCTGCATTATCAAAATAATTTGGTGTTTTTAAATTTACAGTTGATACTCTAATATATCTAGAGGCATTAGCATATGAACCTGTAATTTCAATATAATTTTCTGTACTATTGTAAGTGTAATATTGGTCACCAATTACTTTAGCAACGTAATTATCAGCTTTAGGATCTAATGATAAGTTAGTCCAAGACTCTAAAATAATTTTATTATTATCATTGTCATTACCCTGTCTTACTAATAAAGTAAAATTACCATCATCTTGAGATGAGTTAGCAATTTCCCATCTAATATTATCTGATGTACCGTCTACTAAAGATCCTGAACCACCAACAATTAGGTTTACACCATCGGATGCTGAATTGTTAAAGATAATACCTTTATCAATAGCTTCAATTGTAAATGAAGTACCACTACCAGAAGCTGGAATTTCTGCTTCAGCATAATCCCAATCTGAAGAACCTGAGACTACACGTGTTACTAACATAGTATTACCTCCATTTTGGAAGTAGTTATATGCTGCGATGTTAGTCATGAATGAATATTCATCACTACCACTTTCAAATGTAGTACCAAATCTGTTTTGGTAATCTGAATATGAAGTTACTATTGTAGGAATTTCTACAGGACCTTTTACTGTAGGACCAACGATGGCAGCACCTACTTGAACAGGTTGCTGCGTGATAAATGACTGGTCGTTTTCTCTTGCTAATACGCCAGGTGATACTAATGTTTCTGCCATTGCCTAGGAGGTTAATGTTTTGTTATAAATATTAGAAGAGAATTCAAAATTTAATTGGATTTTATAAATTCTCCGGTTTCTATATTGATAGAACCTTCACCATAATTATCTTGTAGTTGTTGAGCAAATTTTGTTTTATGTTGCTCAAATTGTTTAAGACTTTCTCCAATAGTGATTTTTTGTGATTTTAAGGATTGAATTTGATATTCAATTTGGCCTAATTGAACCATATAATCATTCTCTTGGGTTTGGATATCTACAATTTCCTTTTTTTCTTCTTCTGTTAAATAAATTTTATTCATGTTATAAATATTAAGTTATTTTTTACTAGTTAATCGTTGTTTAATTTGTTTAAAAACTTGATTAGGATGGATAGATTTCTGGCAAATATGTTGTAGTTCAGTATCCTTATGAATAGGACACCAATTCCAATCCCCAGCATCAAACATAAAGTTTTTATTATTCCAACATGGAAAACATGAATCACTTGAAATACGAGTTACATTTGTAGTAAATTCATGATCTTTTTCACTAAAACCACTAATCATAAATGAATGCTTATTCATTGCCCAATTAAACCAAGAAATACCGGAACTTAACCCTATAAAGGCTTCTGCATGATAAAGGTAATTATAGGTATCCTCCCAATTAAGTCCTGGTCTGTCTATAATATCTTTACCTTTAAATCCTTCGTAAGATATGCTAATTACTTTATAACCTAAACCCTTTAAAAGTTTAGATAAAATAGACCAATTAGAATGTGGCCATTCTTTACATCCAGCAGTAGAACGAGGAGCTATACAAATATACTTTTCCTTTAAGGGGCGTTTTTTAGGGAGAAAATTAACCCCATGATTTATTTCTTTAAAATCTAACCCTAAAATATCAGATGCAGTTGCCTGCATTGGAATAGTATTACATTGTCTAGGGTTATGGGACCCTACATTCCATTTATTATCATTATCTTTAAACCATCCTATTCTATAATGAGCTACACATTCAGTATTAGTGCCTGGTTTGATAAATGTAATATTTTTGTATGATTCTAAACCTTCAAACCATTCATTATGAAAAGTTGATAAATAAACCTTACACTTATGTTTTTTTGCAAATTCTATAGCGTAAGGTGCCCAACCTAAAGTATCGCCTATAGATTTAGACTCTAAAGAAATTAAAATCTTTTGATTTTTAATATCTAAACGAGAAATTTCTTTACCATTAACTTTAATCAACCAAGGGATATAATATTCTTTATTACAGACAGTCCACATACCATTAGTAATAGTATCCTGGTGTATTACTTCATTAGTTTCTTGATTAATAAATTCTACTTTATAAGATTTAGATACATTACCTAAAATTTCTACCTTTGGGGCTCCTATGTAGTTAACTTTTATGGTGTTTGTATCTTTTGGTTCTTTATAATTTTTTAAGAAGTCTTTAAGAGTTTCAGCTCCAATTTTACCAATGCGTTCCCAATTAAAATCTCTATGAATAATTTTAGATTCTTCTAGAGCACGTTTTTTATGATCTGTATAATTTTCAAAGGCATCTCGCATTACAAGAGCTAAATCATCAAAGTCAGGTTCCGGGTAATCACCTGGGGTATCACTGTTGGCCATTTTATAACGAGCATATGTAGCATCATTAGCAGGTTTTAAACCTTTAATTTTTACAGGTAGACCTTTACCTTTAGCAAATTCCATTTGAGCTGAATCAGCTGAGTAGATACATGGGGTACCACAAGCCATAGCTTCAATTAAGGGTAAATTCCAACCTTCAGCTCTAGCACATGATAAAAATACATGACCATTTTTTAAATATGTAATGTAATCTTCTCTAGAGGGGAAGTGTTTTACTTTAATTCGTTCATCAGTAAATCCGTAGTGTTCTAGTCTTTCTTCTGTAGTTTCAAAACCATCCATATTTTTACCCCACATATTATCAATAGAAACAATTAAGTCTACAGGTTCGGATGGGTCAAAAGTTTTAAGGAAAGTTTCAATCATCTCTTTTGTAGATTTTCGATAATCCCAACGGCCAAAGATAATAAATTTAAATCTACCATCTACATAATCTAAAGTAGTTTGGGGATCTTCTGGGTAGAAGGTTTTTGTATCTACTCCTTCGGGTACTACTTTTACTTTATCGGGATTAGCTCCTTGAGCAATAGTACAATCTGCTTGCCATTGAGAAGGAACCCAAATTTGATCAAATTCTAATAATTTATTAAAAAATCCTTCTTCTTGTCTAGTAGATTCCCAAACATTATACGCTATTTTAGGACCTTGGTAGTTGTGGTAGTAATAATGGTGATTAGATTCATTTAAAACCAAATTTACATTATGTTCAAATTCATTAGGGTGGTGAGAATAAATTGAGCGATCTACTAACTTATCATTATCACCCCATACTGTTTGCTCTACTAATAATTTTTTATCAATATCATTTAAATAAGGTTCACCATTATGGGGTTCATCTGAAAGACCCGACCAAGATTTACCTACAGTAAAATTCCTAAATTTAACTGGGAGGTGTTTTTGGAGTTCTCGGTAAAAATCTCTAGTGTGGTTATTATAACCTGTAGTACCTATGTAGGTACCGTGTGCAAAAACTTTTGGTTCTTTCATATTATCTCATTATATGACACCCACAATCAATACCTCTAGATCCTTCGAACCCATGATACATTGGTTTGAGTGGAATATGTTTATTATTTATATGTTGTAAAATTAATGTTTCATTAATGAATATATCATTATTTCCATCCCTGTATTCCGGATTATAAAATATATTAAATAACATTTCAGAAAACACGCTACAATATTTTTTCATTAAGTTAGGTGGGCCAATAGCTAATTGATCATTCATTTGCCAGTCCATGTTCCAATGAGGAGCATACTCCCAGAAATTAACACGATTCTTATCTAACTTTGATAAATCAGTTAATAAATCACAATTATTAGCAACGTAATGAGTAAATAAAAGATCATAACGAGTTTTAAAAACTAAATCATATTCTATACCTGAAGATTCACATAAATCCCAAACGCGTTGTGTAGACATCCACATGCCCATTTGAGAATTTAAACGTTGGTTGTTGGGTCCTTTTAGACCTGATGAATCAAATTCAATTGATGGTTCAAATAAATAGCCTTTTGGTTGGTACCAATCTAATAAATTTTGGTATAAATCATCTCCTACTTCATATGTTTTTTGAACTTTACCTTCATTAAAAAAATCATACTTTTTAAATTCAGTATCTTTCCATGCATGTAGATATACATCGATATCATATCTATCTAAAAACCATTTTTTAAGTTCTTGATACCCTTCCCTATACCTACGTGGTTGACCACTAATTAATAATGCTATTTTCATCGTAAAATATGAGCTGTGAAATTATCGGTTAGACTATCTATATAGTTAATTTCAATACCATTTTGTATTAAATGATACTTTAATAAACTTTCAGGACATAACTTATCAGGATTACCTGAGACTACAGTTTCTAACCATTCAGGGTATTTTTTATCCATGTAAATATACTTTAACATATATGAAAAACAATTAGAGTAAGTGTTTATAACATCCATAGAACCTACAGCAAATAAATCATCTACTTCTGATATACGAGTTGTAAAACCATTAACTATAGGGTATTGAAATACATTTATACCATTTAACTCTAGTTGAGTAATATCCTTTAAAAATATACATTCGGGGGAAATATAATCAGTAAAAGATAAATCAAATCTAGTACGGATAACATAATCATATTTATTACCTGAGTCTTGTAAAAGTTTATTACAAGCATATACTGAATAGTAACCACTAAGGATATTATGTAATTTATAACCTAAATGCCCCTTGATTTCTGTTGTATCAAAGGGAATTGGGAGTTGAAAATGACTTTTGACTGGGTTGTATAATTCTGAGATTTGGGTATAATCATTTTCAGTAAATTGATATTCAATAGGGGTAGAGAACTTATGTCCTCCCCCCATTGTTGAATTAGTATCTTTCCAAGTATGGAGATAAACATCACAATCATACTTATCTAAAAACCATTTTTTTAATTCATGGTAACCCTGTTCGTAATTGCGGGGTTGGCCACTAACACAAACTGCTACCTTCATTACTTAAAATGAGCTCCTCCTAACCAAAGTACAAATGATTTTCTAGTACCTGAAGTAACTGGGGTAACACGGTGCATTAAATATGATGGGAAGATTACTACATTACCTTTACCACGTGGAGCAGTATAAGGAGTTTGACCACCAGGCCAAATTTGTAAATCCCCGCCTTCATATTCATCAGAATCTGATAGTTGAACTGTAACTGAGATTTTGCGAAATTTCATAAAGCCTTCAGTTCCAATATCCATATGCCAATCGTAATGGCCTTTATTAGTACCATAGTATTCTGTGTACTGGATATTTTCAGGCATGTTATGGATATCAAAATG